AAGTGTTTTAGGGGAAACCGTTCACTTTTTTCTGCGGTTAATAATTTGGCGTATCCATCGCTCGCTTAATCCAGTTGTGGCGGACAGCTGGCTTACTGTTCGCCCTTCTTTCCATAGCTGGATAATCTTCGCATGTTTATGCTTTGTTTTGGATGCTGGCACATAAACATCACCCGACCAGTCTCTCCGAATCTCCGCTTCCACCGAGTGCATCACGTCAGGCGGGAACACATCCGCACCCAGCCGATCAGCCAGCCTCTGGATAATATCTGTGACAATATCATTACCAGCCATCAGCCGCGAAACCCGCCCACAAACCCCTTGTGGCTACCGCGTCTCCTTCGTCTTGGCATACGCGGTGTAGGCTCAACATCATCCGCAACCACCACCTCAGTATCTTGCTCCATATCTTTCGGCTCAAGTTGACGTTCCAAAGCATCCCATTCGCGTGCCTTTATCACATGCACGCGCAACTTAGGATGGCGTGATGCCGCGATAGCGTAACCCAATGTGTCCAATGCTTCATTGCGTGCTCCTGATTTTTTTACATATTTGTTTTTTTCAGGATCAAACGACTCTGCTGTGAGCATTTTATAAAAATCCTCATCCAGTTCGGCACTAAACCGAATCTTGCGATCATTGGTTGTTTTTTCATCATCCGTTTCTAAGCGTGAAAATATCCAATCTTTGACCGTATCAGTACCAATGCCCCACAAATCAACACCGCCGCGATTCATCACCTTGCCGTTTTTTCGTACATCCTGCTTGCTTGGACGCGGTGATAAAATAGGCTTGCCGGGCGTGCTTAGGCCCTTCACTGCCATCAGCAATGGCACAACCTTGGCGCGGGTCGCACGATAAACATCATCGGTATAATGCCCTCCACTATCCCACGCTGTTGCACGAATGCGCAAAGCAATGCCAAAAGCATTCAACAATGGCGTGGTTAAATAATCATACAGCTTACCTTTTTTTTCAATAAACTCATCAATCAAATCGCTTGGAATGCCTGGTATCTCAAAATAATCCAACACCCACAGCACGCCGCCTTTGCCATGCCCAATCAATTGCACTGCCAAGCGATCATCTTGCGTATCAATACCGCACGTCAGCAGTAAACAGCCCACGGGTATCGTGCGTAGCGCATAATCTTCCGCACGTTCTTGCAGCATTTGCGGCTTGAATTTACGTTTGGCCTCCCAAGATTCTGCCAGACGCGTATTGATAAAGCGTTTCAACTTAGCCTGATCATGCTGCACCTTTAACCATTCTTGAACCAACTTTAACCAAGACCAGCCCATGCCAATCGGAGAATACAAGGCATTAATCGTATAACTGCGATATGGTGCATCTTTATTGTGCGGCATCCATCGCGCTATTTCGTTTGAAAGCATCTGCGGCTTGTGATGTTCTTCGATTTCAGACCCGCATTTTTCACATACATACCACACTTCCTTTACCACGCCATTGATGCGCGACCATTGCAGTTGCTTCCATATCAATTCAATCCACGCCCCACAATGCGGGCAAACCACTTGCCGATGCCTTTGATCGCCACCCAAAAACTCCTCTTCAATGCGGCTTGAGTCTTTCATCGTGGGTGATGAGATGTACAAGCTTTTGCGACGATTAAAGTTGGTTTGCCGCCCTTCAATCAAACCCAGCGGATCACCCTCACCACGCAACGTCCAAGGAAAACGATCAAGCTCATCGGCAATTACATTTTTAATCGGCATGGATGAAAGTGAGGCAGGTGAGTTTGCACCACCAAGCACCAAAATGCCACCTGCAAAATCCTTCAAATCTTTGCTGTTCGATGCACTGCGCCGAATCTTTGAGTCAAACATCTCGGCAAGGCACTCAGTCGATTCAAGCAAAGGGTTGATACGCTGCGCCACATAACGATCCCGTAACTCAAGCGTTGGCTGAATACTCAAAGTCGGCGCGGGTGCGTGATGCATGATATAACCCTGCCAGTTTAGACCTATTTCAGTCTTTCCCATTTGAATAGGGAACATACAAACAACCTTTTCCACCGTTGAATGCACAGATAAACAATCCATCGGCTCAAACAAATGTGGCATGCGCGATGTTTTCCAGCGCCCCGTTTCAGGGCTTGATTTGCTTGTTAGCACGCGATGCGCGTCCGACCATTCCGAAACAGTCAGCCGTTTGCGTGGTCGCATAGCGCGTGCCACCGCCGATAAAAGCACTTGATGGGCATTAGGCATTTTTTAATTTTTGTGATGGTGAAATCATACTTGGTCTTTTTGGAATATATCTTCCTGATAGAGCATATTCATGCGCTGCCGCCATAGTGGGTGCGCAATCAGCACAAATATAATACCACACTCGACCCGATAAAAAACGAAATCCGCTTTCTCTTCGAAAATCTTCTTTACAAGAACAGCAACGGTGCCAGAAAAAAAATGAGAAACTTCGATAAACTCCGTGGCGATATGTCTCAACATACTGTTTTTTCATCACTTCACCTCCGTAATCGAACTAATCCGCTGCGATACATCCGTCAGCAAAGCTTCAAAATATTCAACCAACACCGCATGCACCCGCGCTGGATCAGAAATCGGCGCAAGCTCTGGAGCCAGCTGATCAGGCATATTCTCCAATGCCGTGCGGATATGCGTTCCAAGCTCAAACCCTGCCTTTTTCACAGCGGCAGCTTCCACCACCGTTCCTGATTCTTTCTCATAAGCCAGCTTGGCAGACAATGCATTAAATCGCTCTTTCACCGCCCTCGCCGCTTGATAGCTACTACCAGCCTTTTCCACCGCTGGATCAACCACCTCTTCACGTTCCGCTGCATGTCGTTGCTTTACATCTTCTCGATTCGGATCTTCCGTAGCTTTGATGCGAACCAGCGACTTTTCAGGCAATACTTTCTTACCATCGCCCGACATCACCAAACGCCCATCTTTCTTCAGCTGCGTCACGTATGACCGCGACCATTTATTTTGACGTGCAAATTCAGCTTGTGAAATCATGCGTTGACACCTGAAAAAACAACCATAAATGCAGGCAACCGCAATCCATGCGCTGAGCCGCGCTTCACCGTCTCACCATAACGTCTAATGCGACACCTCCTCGAATGTTTTTCCAGATTGAGCATGTACAGCATGTTTGCCTGTATATTCTTGCCAACGCTTGATGATTACATCAACAAAACGCTCGTCCAGCTCCATCAAATAAGCACTTCGCCCAAGCTTATGACAGGCAATCAACGTTGATCCTGAACCGCCAAATAAATCCAAAACACGGTTCGATGCTTTGGAGCTGTTTTGCAGAAACTGCTCAATCAAACCGACAGGCTTCATGGTTGGATGAACATCGTTGCGCTTTGGTTTGTCCTCATAAATAACTGATGATGCCAATGATTCAATCATGATGTCAGAGCCTGTGATGCGAACCATTTCACCGTTTATGTTCACCACCCACTCATCCGTGCCCGTCTGCTCAATACCTAAATCAGAACACTCAATAACAGAGCGCTTCTTGCGCCCGCCATACCACTTATGCGCTGCTGTTTCTTTCCATCCATACAAGATTGGCTCATGTATCCACTGATAATCAGAGCGCCCCAGCGTAAACATGTTCTTTTTCCAGATTAGGCAAGCTGCCAGCTTAAAGCCTGCTGCAACAAAAGCTGTGCGAAAAACCTCGCCCATTTCACCCCCATCGGCATGAGCCACATAAATCGGCGCACCATCTTCCATCACCGCATAAGCCGCTACAAATGCATCCCTAAGAAACTGCTGAAAAGCAGAAGTCGACATATTGTCATTTTTGATTGATCCAGCTGTTCCCTGATAATCAACATTGTAGGGCGGATCAGTGAACACCATGTCGACCCCCCCCCCTGCCATCAGGGTGCTAACATCATCAATGGATGTCGAATCGCCACACATCACACGATGACGACCTAGAACCCATACATCACCCCGCACAGCGGTATAGGACTCCTGAACTGATGGAACAGCATCATCATCTGCTTTTGGTTCTTCCCCACCAGCTTCAAACTCAGCAAGAAGCTCTGATATTTCATCATCACCAAAACCTGTAAACAGCAAATCATCACTTTCTAAATCAGCCAACAATGCACCGAGCTTATCTTCATCCCATTCGCCGCTAATTTTGTTTAAGGCAAGATTTAGAGCTTTTTCCTTTTCCTCACTCACATCAATCCAATGCACTGGCACGGATTCGATGCCAGCCAAGATCGAAGCCTTGGTACGCTGGTGACCGCCAACAATGCGGCCAGTGCGTCGGTTACATAAAACAGGCTCAACCACACCAAATTCACGAATGCCATCTGCCAAACGCTGCAACATCACATCATCAATCTTGCGCGGGTTATAATCCGCCTCCAATAATTCTGATGGGTTCATCATTTCAATTTGCATTTCTTTCTCCATTTTAATTGTTTTAGAAATCATGCCGCCACCGCCTTTTGCGCTGCTTGGTAGTCATTACCCTTAGCCAAGCCCTTAAAATACGCTCTGCGTGCCGAAATCGCAGCCTCACGGCGTTTTATCATCACTTCGTAAGCCTTGCGTGCCTTGTACTCACTCGGATAGTTCTCAACATCCAAGACAAAGTGCCCAAAACAACATGGTCCTGATGCCACCGCACCGCCTTTTTTTCCTTCAATCCAGTAAGAAGTCCCACAAATACGGCATTCAACAATGCTTAAATCCATGATAAACCCACTTTTTCCAATGAAACAAAGGGTTTTTGCTTCACTTGCTTCACCACTTCAAAGGTGAAGCAAAAACTTTCATCAATAAAAACAACAACTTGAGCAATGTTTTGCTCCATTTGCTTCATTTGATGCATATTTGTTATGTCATACGCGAGGGATAAAAGATAAAGACAGCTATATATAACGCGCCTCACGTATGACGTGAGAGTGAAGCAAATGAAGCAAATGAAGCAAGACCCTTGCGGCACAAGGCTTTCAAGCCTTGCAAGTGAAGCAAAGGGTGAAGCAAATGAAGCAAAAACTTGCTGAAAACGCTCCATTACATATCTCCAGAAGGTTCAATCGTGCGGTTAAACTCAACCACGCGCTCACCAAGCCATGCCTGCCAAGTCAATCCATCGGGCTTTGCATCATCATCAGGCAACGCCGCGATGATCACTTTTGTCTTGCCAGAAGTTATCAGCGCAGGTTTTTTGGCAACGCATAAACCATCGTGAATATGGATGCGTGCAGAAAACTTATTCTTAGCATACGAGAATCGTTCACCTTCAGTTCGACACCATCGCTCATACACGCGATATAAGTCGCCCAAAGCGCACGCTTTGCACGGTTGATCCAGCTCACCATTCAGCCACGCTTCAATAAATCGGTCGGGTGATTCTTTAGACACTTCAATCAGGGCCTTTCTAGCCCTTGTTTCCATCGGCAACATGCCATTATTAAAATCACCCAAATCAAGATCGAGAAAATATTGATGCAAAGCTTCAATCCCACCGTTATGAATCTCATCCATCACCCCGCGATAAAATTCTTTGTCGCGTTTCTTGGGTGTCCATATCGCCATATACCGCCGATCATCGGCATCAAGCACCACGGGTTGCGATTCGTTGGATAAAAACACCATGTTCATATGGTTGGATTCATAATGTGCAGCGACATTTTTGGGGTTGATGCGAATCGTATCATCAGTAATCAAGGCCTTGAGCTTGTTCTTTTGGTGAAATAGTTCCTGACGTGCCACCACTTCGTTGGCAAGCAGGAATAATTTACGACTCACCCAATCGTTAAATTTATCTTCAATATCAGCCTGACCGACCACACGGCCATATTCACCATAGATTTTCATCACAGCTTCAAAAAACAGATTTTTACCCACACCTTGCCCGCCATGGATCACCAACGCAGTTTTCATCTTCGCACCAGGGAACTGAATCGGATATGCCAACCAGCGCAATACCCACCGATAAACCTCGCGCGGATGATCTTCGCCGCTGCAAATATATTCGAGCAGCTCAAGCAGTTTTTCACACGATCCTTTGGAGCTTGGTTTCGTTGGCCAGCCACCCCACATATTGCATTTTATATTTTCATCGCTTTGGGTCGGGTCAAAACCCACCTGATCCATCAACACCAACTGCCGACCATCATGGGTTTTCATCTCACGCCAACCATGATCAGGCATAATGTCCAGCATGGATGATTTCGGTAGCAACATACTCAAATAACGATCAAACATCGTATCTTTCACATCAAATATTTGCACAAACCGCGCCACAGCATCATCCACCGTGATAAAGGTTGGAAGTTTATGCTTATTCCCCGCCCCCCCAGTAATCGCGTCCCGCACAGACGGCTCCGCCGCCAATCCAAGTCGAGGGAATTTATCAGCAACCGACTCTTTCACCTGGTCCGCCACCACCTGCAAACCTTCCAGCATCATCAAATCATTAAAATCAGACAGCTTCTTGCCACCACGATCCACAAACTCCGGCTTGATCCACTCGGCAGCATCCACACTCATGGCCGCTTTCATCGAAACACTCACACCTGTATTTTGTTTGCGATGCGGCTCGCCACAATGCGCACAAGCACTATCCGCCACCAAGGTTTGTTTTTTACAATGTTGGCAACGGCACAAATAATCATCATCCGCCGCAATCAACCAATGCGCCTTGGGATAATACTTCTCCAACGCACACAGCACGGGATAAAGATTGTTCGCCGAATAACAAACAGCCACAGCAATCCCCGATGCATCATTGAGTGTATCGCCGGTGGCATAGCCTTCAGTAATAATATTCACACCACGTGGATTGATTTTGCCAATCGAGTGAAAATGCCCCTGCATCTCCAAACCAGTTGGCCAGAAACGTTTATCACCATCCATACGCTTGATTTTTTCTTTATGTTCAGGGTTTGATTTATCCAGAATGAATTGCAGGCCATGCAACTTGCCACGCACATCACGCATCGGCACAGCCATCGCACCATCTTTGGTAAAGCGGATACCCGAAGCACGCACCTGCTTCTTGGTCAAATAACCCGA